ATGAGCACACAGAACGTCTTCGTAGTGCTGCCCCCGATCTGCACCCGTGAAGAGTGGGGCCGCCTGACCGGCCTTGTAGACAAAGGCCCGACCGTCGTCCTGGGCATGTGTAACCAAGGCACCCTCCCCACTGTTCAGGTTGGCCGCCACCAGTTGGTCAACGTCCACCAACTGCTGCAAGACCTGGCCTCGGGCAAAACCGAGTTCCTGGCCGGCGACTACAGCTGAGGGCTGTCGCATGACTACTCAGGACAAAGGCTGGGGCTTCCCAGCGCTGGCCCGCAAAGCCCATTACTTTGTTGGCAGCATGTCGCTCTGCCGTCACTGGTGGTTCATTGGCCAGGTCGATGACACGAACCACGACAGCATCGACAACTGCGCTACCTGCAAGCGCCTTCTTCTCAAGGTAAAGCCCCAAGCGCAGGACTCGGCCAATGAAAAGCCTGAGCCAGTACCTGCGCCAACCTCACGCCGACAACTGCGACTGCTCTGTGTGCTGGCTAAACCGCAGCTGGATAGCGCCCAAGGCGCCTTCCTACCCATACACACAATGCACCGAGTGCCGCCCCGCGCAATGGTCCGTGGTCAATGGTCGCAACCACGTTACGCAGGCCTATACCTGCGAGAGACACAAGCCCGGCAACCGTCCGCCGAAGTACTGGCACGTTGTGAGCGACACAGGCAAACCAACACCCTTCGTACCCCTGCGCGAACCGTTCGAACTGGTGGGGTGAGCGCATGATCACTTTCGAAGCGTTCCTATTCTTCGGCTGGTTGTTCGCTCTCTGCTCTCTCTTCCTGCTTGATGTGTATCGCATCTTCGGTACTGGCCAGAAGCCTTTGGAGCAATCGCCTCCGGCGTCCGTGACTGGCCACCCCGGTCTGCCAGACCGAACAGCGCAATCACCGCCAGTCGCGGGCGTCGGTGGCGAAACGGGATGACAAGGGCGCGGCCCTTGGTCTTAACGAACTAACAGGCTGCACAAGCGGCAACTGAAACCCCGGCAAGTCGAGAGCCACCCTCGGGCAAAAACGAAAGTTTGCCCGTGCGGGATAGCTCGGCCTGCTGAAAGGCAAAACCGCGCAATAACGCGCAACTAAGCGAGGAAACACAAATGGCACGTTCGACTATGGAAGTTGCATTTCTCGGCACTCAGATGACCCAGGTGGATGACACCAAATACGCCAAGGTCTTCTACGGCGACGAACCGGACGGCAAGACCGAACACGGCCTGTCCATCATCGGCATGGCTATCGCTGAAGACGCTGCCGACGAAGTATTCGCAGCCGGCGCCCAGTTCGCCCCGCTGGAGCTGGTGCGCATCACCTTCGACGTGGCACGCGGCGGCCAGAACAAGGGCAAAAACCTAGCTCTGTACATCGAAGCCGTGACCCCGAAAGGCCAGGCCACCAAGCCTGCTGCCCAACCCGGCCAGCAACAGCCCAAGCCGGCTGAAGCGCCCAAGGCCTAACCCCAGGCCATCGCCATGCTGATTCACGGTCGCGTCCTCTGTGACCTGTGCTTGGCCGATATGGGCCAAGTCTACGGCCAGCCCGCTGATTCCAGCGGCTGGGCGGCTGACTTCGGCATGGCGCCTGACTACGCCGTCTGCCCTGACTGCAAGGCCCTGGCTGAGCAAGAAGAAGACGGCGCAGCGCTCACGGACACAACGCTATAGGTGCCGGTATGGGATCGCTCGAAAGCTACCTCGCCAACGTCACCCTGGGTGATCTGTGGGCCCTGCAATTCCTTCAAGGGCTGGTCTATCTGGCCGCCCTTGGCCTCATTCACGGGCACCAGAGGTAACGGGCAATGGCATTCACCTGGGGGCAATACCTCGTTATCGCTGGGCTCTTCATCGGCTCTCTCGGGATCGGCGTCGCCTGGGGTGCTTTCCGGCTCGGCTGGAAAGAAATCATTGACGCATCAACCAACTGAGGAAACTCACCATGAAACAAACCCAACTCGCTGTGGCCGTCGGCCACGCCCATTCCAGCGAAGACACCCGTGTCGGTAAAGCACGGGGCGCCAAGCTGGGCGCAATGTTCACCGTTGCCGCTGCTGGCATGACTGCCGGTGCTGCCAATGCGGCCATCACCGTTCCGCCGGAACTGCTCGAGGTCTTCACCGACCTGGCCACCGCCTTCGGCACCCTGGTTGCCGCTGGTGCGGTGCTGTTCGGTGTCATCCGCGGCACCCTCGCACTGTTCAAGATCGCCAGCCGCGTGTTCAGCGCTGCGGGCGCCTAACCCATCAACCTTGGCCCCGCTTCGGCGGGGCTTTCTTGTTCAGGGCAACCGTTATGTACAAGGTTCTTTCTGCTGCCTTTGTCGGTCTGCTCGCAGTGCTTTCTGCCGATGCATTTGCTGAAGAATATTACTGGGTCGCCAATCGTGCCGGTGCCGTAAAAAAGCCAACGCCTATCGAGGCCTGCCGGGCTGCAAGTAACAATATTAGTGCTTCTGTCCCGGTTAGCGAGACTCGCCAAAACTGCCACTGGGATACTGGCGGCGTTGCGTTCCAAGTTAACCGGCACACTATTCATTGTTCGCATACTCAAGGGTGGAGCTGGGAAGCTGAAGCATGCGTTGACACTCCACCGCCTGATCAGTGCGCCTCTACAGAAGGCTCAATTGATCACTCTGTCGCTTTCGCAGGCCGGCGCAGTGACATTCCTCCTGGCACTCCGACGCGCCCCGTTAACAGCAGTATGTGCAGTGGTGGTTGCCAATATGCTTATGCTGGCGATGGCACTAACACCAACTGCGGCAGCATTCGAGGCGGTGATCCTGGCGACCTTTACTGCGTCTTCCGCTACTCCGGTACAGGCCAAGCCTGCGTACCTTCTGACGAACCGGTAGATGCGGCGGCGCCGCCTGATCCGAACCCGCCCGCCGATCCCAACGATCCCACTAACCCGGCCAATAACTGCGGCAAGGGTTTCGCGTGGTCGGGCACAACCTGCGTACGCTATTTCGAACCTGACACCAACAACGGCGGCAACACGGGCGGTAACGACAACTCGGGCGGCAACACCGGTGGTAATAACGGTGGCTCAGACAATGGCGGCGGTGATAGCGGCTCAGGTAACGGTAGCGGCGATGGTTCCGGTAACGGCTCGGGCGACGGCAATGGCTCAGGCAATGGCAACACGGGTGGTGGTGGCCCGGCGACGGATGTTTCAGGCGTCGAAGACCGCCTGGATAAGATTTGGGACTCTCTGTTTGGCGGTGAGTACGACAACTCCGGCGACGGCAACGATGCTGAATCAGAAGCATCCGGTGAGTCTGCCGGTTCTGCGATAGGTGACCTTCTCGCCAGCGAAGGCCAGGAAGCCGTAGACGCCTACGAAGAAGACTCCAAAGAGTTTCTGGATACGCTGCCTAACACGGTGGCCGGCTGGTTTGGCGACGGCACCACGGTCGGTCTTCGTCGCGGCCTTGAAACGGTTCTGCCTTCGGCCAGTGGTTGTGCCGACTACAAAGTCGCTTTCTCCCTCGGCAAATACAACTCCTCTCTCGTCCTGCCTGTGTGCGAGATATCCCGCTATACGCGCCTGCTTGAATGGGTCATCTACTGCGTGACCGCCATTGGTCTGTGGCGAATTCTCTTTTCTGGCTTGCGCCAAGACGACGTTAAAGCCGCCAAGGGAGGGTTCTAACCATGCCGTTCCTGCTCGGTTTTCTCGGCCGCTTCTTCCTGCGCCTGTTCGCAGGCAGTGGCAAGTTTCTACTGGGCTTCCTGGCCCCGCTCATCGCCCCCCTGATGACCTTCCTGGGAAGCTTCTTCAAGAAGCTGGGCATCCTGGCATTGGTTGTCGCGGCCATCGCAGTGGCCATCAACGTGCTGTCCGCTGCTATCGGCTCACTGTTCTCCGGCCTTACCGGTGGACTGCCGGATGACCTACTGATCATTGGTCGCATGCTGATCCCGAGCAACATCCCCTACTGCCTTTCCCTGCTGGTCGTCGCCCGCGTTAAGTCCCTGGTCTTCTACTGGGTTAGCCGCCTTTCTGAAAAGCTGATTCACACCTGAGTAATTGCCATGGCCGTCTATATCGTGACCGGCAAGCTCGGTGCCGGAAAAACCCTCTTGTGCGTCATGCGCATACTCGACTACCTCAAGAATAAGCGCCGGGTAGCCGTCAACGTCGACGTGAAAATGGACAAGCTGTGCAAGCGTGGCAACAAGCATTCGCGCCTTGTCCGCCTGCCTGACCTGCCCACCGCCGATGACCTGATCGGCCTGGGTGTCGGTTGCGATGTCTACGACGAAGAACAGTTCGGCGGCATCTTCCTGGATGAAGCCGGGGTATGGCTCAACTCCCGCGACTGGAACAGCGGCGGGCGTACCGACCTGCTCAAGTTCTTCCTGTTCCTGCGCAAGCGTCGTTGGGATCTGTGGCTCTGCGTGCAGAACATCAACGTGATCGACAAGCAAATCCGCGAATCCATCGCTGAACACGTCGTCTACATCAACCGCCTCGACCGCATAAAGCTGCCATTCCCTATCGGCCCGCTGCTGCGCGTGCTCTCGCTCGGTTTCTTCAATGGGCGTCTGCCGAAGCTCCATCAAGCCATCGTCAAGTACGGCGCCAAGTTCAACTCGCCCAAGGTCGATGACTGGTTCTATCGCGGCGAAGAGTTCTACAGCTTCTACGACACCACCCAGGAATACGACAAGGAATACGACAAAGGCTCGTACTCCATGCTTCCCCCTGGCTACTGGTATCGCCCACTGCCCACCGCCAAGCGCGATATGGGGTTCTTCATGCGCACTACCAAAATCTTCTTCCGCCGAACTCGCGTACTCAATGCCTTCGCGCTTGGCTCCATCTTCGCCCTGGCGATCAGCGTCCCGGTATTTGGCGCCATCGCTTACAGCCGCCAGCCTGCTGAAGCCCACCCCGCACAAAGCGCGCCTCAACAGGCAGCGGCTGCGCCATCCACCGCCCTGGCTACTGACTTCAAGGATTACCGCATCGCCACCTATGGCCTTTTGGCTGGGCGCTCCTTCTACGTGTTCCGTAGCCCTGATGGGGAGCGCATCAGCTCAGATGACCTGATCCCGCGTGGCGTTGTTGTTCAAGACCGGGGCCCCCGCGAAGCCCTGTTGGTTCGCGGTGATGAATACATTTCCCTCTACAGGTGATCCGCCATGATTGATCGTTCGGATAAGTCCTTTGCCCTGTTCTTCCTGCTGCCCCTGCTGCTCTTCCTGGTACTCACGGCACCGGCCAAATCAGCCGAACGCATCGAGCTGTATGACGCCACCCTGCAAGACTTCGTTGAGTGGTCGTCGCAGATGCTCAACAAGTCCGTGGTAGTCGGCTCGGATATCCGCAGTGCCCCCATCAGCATCTTTGCCACCTACAGCAACAACGCTGAGCTAGAAGCCCTGATCGCCAGCGCCGTTACCTCGTCCGGCTTTCACTTCGCTGCACGTGGTAACACGCTGCTTATCAGCGCGCAGCCGATCCCTGAACCGCTCGACCTGAAAACCAAGGTGTTCCAGCTCCAGCACCTGCAATCCGATTTCGCCTACCAGTCGATCCTTGATGTTCTCCGCTCACAGCAAGGCGAAAACCAGCAGTCTGGCCAATCCCTCATGGCCACCCCATCGCCCACTTCAAACGCCGTGATCGTCACTGCCACAGAATCCCAGCTCGAAACCGTCGCCAGCGTCCTGGCTGAAATCGACAAGCCACGTCGCCAAGTCGTCATCACCGCCGTGGTGGCTGAGCTGGCCGACAACGACTTCGAAGCCCTCGGCCTCAATGTCGGCGCCAAGCATGATCGAACCGACCTGGGTGGCATCAGCCTGCGCAGCTCGGATAAATCCGACCTGGGATTCAGCCTCACCTTCAACGGGCCAACCCTGTCGGCCTTTCTGCAGGCGGTCAAAGTCAGCGGCAACAACCGCATCCTCTCAACGCCCCAGCTGCTCACCCTCAACCGGGAAGCAGCCTCCATCGTCGTCGGCCAGAACGTCCCGTTCATCACCGGGCAAACCACCAGTGGCTCTACGCCGGCCTCCGATCCCTTTCAGACCATCGTCCGCCAGGATGTAGGTGTCTCGCTCGATGTAACGCCCTTCATCACGCCATCAGGGGCTATTGAACTCAGCGTCAACCAATCCGCCTCGACCGTCTCTGATGATCGCAGTGCTGCCGACATCATCACCAACACCCGGCGCATCACCACCAAGGTGCAGTTACCCGATGGCGGGGGTGTGCTCCTGGGCGGCCTTCGATCAGAACAACGGGACGAATCCGTTTCCCGCGTGCCCTTCCTGGCGGATATCCCGCTGATTGGTCCCGTCTTCCGCTCGACCTCTGTCCGCACCCGTGGAACGAACCTCGTTGTGCTGCTCACCGCAGCCATTCACACCGAAGACAAAGGGGTAGCTGTCCCTGATGCAGTAAGTCCGCTTGTTCCGCATGCGGTCGAGCAGGCGCGCGGGCACTTCGGCGCAGCCGGTGGGACCGCGCGCCTAGCCGACCGCTAGGCACGCTGACGTCCCTGTAGCACGTCAGATAAACCGATTTCGAAAGACCGTGAAGTCTCACAAAAGTCTAAAACTTGAAGGTTGGAACCAATGAGCAAAATTAAGGATTTCCCCCGAGTAGAAGAATTCATTCGCTACTTCGTAGACCCTTCCTCCGGCCAGATTCATGACCTCTCGAAAATCCGTTTGCTGAGCTGTAGCGTCGATACCGTCCGCCAGCTGTATCGCGGCCTGATCCGCCCGGAAATCATGAGTCTGTTCGAGAAGCCCGGCACCATCGTTGACTTCGCTGGCCAGCGTTGGCACTCGGGTCGCGTCAGCAAGGACTCTGGCTACCAGTACAAGCTTCAGAATGCTGACCTGGGGATCATCCTGCTGGTGAAGAACTTCAACGCCAAGCTGGAGAACATCGGCCCACACCTCAAAATCGAAGTGTCACCGCATGCTATCGACAACTTCTCGCCTGAGCGCCTGCAAGAGCGCCTGGATTACTACGCCATCCACGTCCTGACCAACGTCGAACGCAACCAATGCGCCGTCCACCTCGCGCTAGACCTGCAAGGCTGGCAACCGCCTTCTGATCTGGTCGCCCGTATGCACTGCCGCGCACGCGCTGCCCGTGATATTTCCGGCATCAAGGAAATTCAGTGGACCCTGGAGTCTGCCACCTACGGCAAAGGCCAGTCCTACCTGTTCGGCTCCGCTGGTGGCGTCCAGCTGGGTATCTATAACAAAACCGAACAGGCCCGCTCTATCGACAAGCTCGACTACTGGGAAAACGTCTGGAAGCGTCGCGACAGCTTCGACGAAGGCGACCCCGATAACTACAACCCCGAGCAAGACGTGTGGCGCGTAGAGCTGCGTTACCACCACTCTGTGATCCAGCAATTCGCCTCTGGCTCGTTCGACCTGCACAGCGGCGAGACCATCGAAACCAACAGCTACGCCGCCTTTGCACCACACCTGGACGGCCTGTGGCGCTATGGCCTGCGCCAATTCAAGTTGCTGGCTCGCCCTGGCTACTTTGAGCCCATCTGGACGCTGATCCGTGACGACGTGCGCGTTGATCTGCCGGTCGATTCCCTGGTGGATGAAACCGAGTACAAGCGCCAATACAAGACGTCTCGGGGCTTCTCGGGTAAGAACGTCGAGTTATTCCTGGGAAACTTCGTCAGCCTGCTGGCACGGGAGCGAGTGGGCGCTAGAAGAGCTTTTCACACCCTCAAGGATTGGGACTGCTGGCCAGTGATCCGCGACCACTATGCCGCCAAGGGCATGGACGAAGACGGTCTGTATAAGCACATCAAAGGCATCTTGGAGGAACGCCATATCAGGTGGGGACGTGCTGTATGACCGTCAAACGCCAGCCTGATGGCAAGTGGTCTGTAGACTTCTATGTCGATGGTCGTGGTAGCCAGCGGGTCCGCCGTGGGGGCTTCCCCAGCAAAGCCCATGCGCAGCGTTTTGAGCGCGATTTCACTGCCTCGCCCAAGCTGGTCGTTGATCGCTTCTCTGATCTGGTAGACCTCTGGTATGAGGTTCACGGCGTTACCCTCAAGAATGGTGTCCGTCGCTACTCCGCTCTCAAGCAGATAACCGAACGCCTGGGCAATCCTCGCGTCTGTGATTTCTCTGTGGCTACTTGGTCCAGCTATCGTACCCAGCGACTCAAGACGGCCAAGCGCTCGACCATCAACATCGAACACATATACGTCGCTTCGGTGTTCGCTGAGCTGACTCGCCAGGGCCACTATCATGGTGCCAACCCGCTAGCCGGTATGCGGCTCTTCAAGGTCGATCAAAAGTCGCTGGCGTTCCTGACCTTTGAACAGATTCAGCAACTGCTTTCAGAGCTGGCCAAGTCTCGTAATCCCTATGCCTTGATCATTTCCAAGATTGCATTGGCAACTGGCGCCAGGTGGTCTGAGGCTGAGCGCTTGCGTCGTTCCCAGGTACTCACGGACCGCATTGTCTTTACCGGTACAAAGAATGGCCGTAACAGAACGGTGCCGGTCGATCCTGAGTTGCTCAAAGAGGCTCTTTCGATTGCTCTGCCGACCGAACGTTTATTCGGCCCTGCTCGGGGTGCTTTCGAAGTTTGTTATGCCCGCTGTGGTTTCAAAACTCCCGGTCAGCTGACGCATATTCTTCGCCACACCTTCGCGTCTCACTTCGTAATGGCGGGTGGTGACTTGCGGACATTGAAAGATATCCTAGGGCACGCAGATATCACGACCACGATGGTTTATGCGCATTTGGCGCCCGAGCATTTGCACAAAGCATTGCACCTTAATCCGCTCGTCCTTTCGTCCCGTGGACAAGCCGTAGGCAACCTGTAG